GGCATCGTGGAGTTCGATGCGGACGACAAGCTCATCACCATCGAGGGCAACACGAATGGGCGAGGGGATCGCGATAGCGCGACGGGCGATGGGGTCTGGCGCAAGACGCGACCAAAATCCATCGCGCGAAATTTTATCCGCATCCATCCGCGAGGGGCTTGACACGCTCCCGCATACTTACAACTAGATGCCCGACGACCAAACAATCACCGAAGGAGATGCCGGATTCCTCGGCATGGCGTCGCGGCTGAACCCGCTCCAGCTCCAGCCTGGCATGGTGCAGTACTGCGAAAATATGCGGTTGGACCGAGGCGTGGCGCAGACACGCAAAGGCGCGAAGCGTCTTGGCGACGGGATCTCCGCAGGCACGCAGCCGCTTACTCTTCCCTTCGTGCTCGATGCAAACGCCCGAGTGCGCACGATCTACTCGGGCGGCATTTTTGCCAGCGGCGTTTTCTCGTCGCCTAACTACGACGACGAGAATGAATACATCGTCCTCTGCGGGCCGACCTCGGCGTATCTCTATAGGCAGAATGAGCCTATCGAGGAGATCAACTATCCCGCCACCGGCACAGCGTCCGACGAGATCATCGAGCCAACGGATAGCGTTTCGACCATCCAAGCATTCAATCGTTTCTACCTCCTGCGCGAGGCCGACATGACGCTGCCTGGCTGGGATTGGAAATACACCACCGCCAGCGGCATCGCGGTCTCTGGCACCACGGCCACCGTCCACATCACTGCCCATGGCCTCGCTGCTGGCCAGCGGGTGCGGATAGAGGAGGGGAGCCAAGCGGCATTCCAGGGCCATGAGTTTGATATCGTCGGGGTGACGGCAAATTCCTTCACCATCGGCGTGCCCGCTGGCACATCGCCGGATGTCGCCGCCGACATCGCAATCCGCCGAGTCAAAGCCCCGCTGTGGTGGGATGGATCAACCATCGAGTTTCAACGCGCAGTCGCGGGCGTGCCTGCCGAGGGCGTGACCTTCAAGACCCTGCGCTCCACCGGCTGGGCCAGCTACATCGGAAACCGCCTCTGGATCCCTGATGGACGCGATACGGTGGCGATCTCCGATGTCTTGGACCCCGACCTCTACGACCCATTTTTCCAATCGTTCCGCGCCAACCAGGGCAGCAACGACTACCTCGTCGCCATTCACCCGTGGGTCGAAGGCCAGGCGCTGGTCTTCTTGCGCAACAGCATCTGGCTTGCCAACCTCACCGACACGAGCAACGCGACAGGAGACGCCTTCACGGTGGACTCTGCCGTTTCCAAGCTCACGCTCCTCACCGACGAGATCGGCTGCGTAGCCCGCCGCTCGATCCAGACGGCCGGTCAGTTTGTGTTTTTCCTCAGCGACTCCGGCGTTTACCGCCTCGACACCCAGCTCGACCTCAAGCTCCGCGCCAACACCCAGCCACTCTCGGACCCCATAGCCGACCAGATCGACGAAATCAATACGGACTACGCTTACAGGGCGGTGGGCAAGTGGTGGAATAACCGCTACTACCTCGCTGTGCCTATCGGCGATACGGCGGAGTCGAACAACACGCTCTTCCTGTGGAACGCCCTCAACTCGCAATGGGAAAGCCGCGACAGCTACGCCATCAACCTCGACGAGCTACTGGTCGCCACCTACTCCAGCCAGCGCCGCCTCTTTGCAGCGAGCCGCGCCGGAACGCTCTTCCTGCTCGATGAGCTGGACTACGGCGACGATGTGCCCTACGCGAACGCGCAAGACCTCTACACCGAAATCCCCTCCGAGCTCATCACCCGCCGCTACGGGTGGGGGAGCCTCAATGCCAAGCGCCTGACCCGCGCCAAGGCCAGCGTGCTCCTGCCAGATGCCTCCGCCTGCACGCTCGATGCCGTGACGACTGACTACGACGCGGACTTCCAAGTCGCATCCCTGGAGAACACCACCGGCGAGGAGGAGGACTACACGCTCAAGGCCCCCCTGCGCTGCAAGGCTACTGGGCTAGACCTCCGGTACCGCACGCAAAGCGGGCGACCCATCCTCCGCCAAATCAGCGCCGAGGCCACCCGATCTGGCTCCGACTCCACCGAAACCCGCACCCTCAATTAACCACAGAGCACACAGAGCACACAGAGCGCACAACTTAATTCTTAAAACTTAAAACTCTCCCACCCATGGCAACTCTCACCAAAGGCAAAACCTTCACCAACGGCGAACTCGTTACCCCTGCCAACCTCCATCAGATGGTGGACTCCGCCACCGTAGCCAACATCGTCAACGCCGACATCGCCGCAAATGCCGCCATCGCCGACACCAAGCTCGCCATTATTTCCACGGCAAACAAAGTCGCGCAATCTGCGGTTGCAAACCTCACAACCGACCTGGCAGGGAAAGCCGCCACTTCGCACACGCACGACGACCGCTACTACACGGAAACGGAGATGAATACTTTGCTCAACGGCAAGCAGGCGTCTGGCTCTTATGCCGCTGCTACGCACAATCACGACGCATCCGAAATCACTACCGGAACGCTCGCAAATTCAAGCACGACGGCTACCAATGCCAATACAGCAAATTGCATTGTAGCTCGCGACGGCAGTGGAAATTTCGAGGCTGAAAAAATAACTGCTTTTGAGTTCCGAACCCCGACCTCGTCGAGGTCACGCGCCAGCGGGATAATTGACGCCACAGCAAACGGTGTGAGTGCTAATTATTTGGATATTAATATAGGTTCAAATGCCAGCCAAGCCGCCGGATTAACTTTTGGTTCTGCACAATCTGGAACTACTATCGCCCGCTTCCGAACATACGATCTCTTTGGCCTATCCGTTACGACAATAGGTTCAATAACCGCAACGGGCACAAGCACGCAAGCGACTGGTGTCGCATATAATACAACTTCTGACTACCGCCTAAAAACAAATGCAGAACCTCTCACTAATGCAGTGAGTCGTTTGTCGCAAATTCCAGTTTATCGGTTCCATTTTATTGGCGCTGAGTCAGGGGTAAAAACTGACGGATTCTTTGCCCACGAAGCCCAAGCCATCGTCCCAGAGTCCGTTACCGGAACAAAAGACGGCCATAAGACCGAGGAGTATGAAGTCACGCCAGCCGTCAAAGACGAGAATGGCGAGATCGTTACCCCAGCGGTTATGGGAACCCGAACGGTTCCTGACTATCAAGGCATCGACCAATCCAAGCTCGTTCCTCTCCTCGTCGCCGCCGTCCAAGAACTCGCCGCTCGCGTCGCCGCCCTCGAATCCCGATGACCCCCGCCCCCACCATGCTCAAGCAAGACCTCTACCGCAGCCCAAAGCTCGCGGTGCGGCGAAGCCCTGTGCATCGCTGGGGAGTCTTTGCGGTCGAGCCTATCGCCGAGCATGAACTCCTTGAAGAGTCGCCCTTTTTCTACCTCGACAAACGCGAGATCAAGAAAGCCCCTGCGTGCGAGCCATACACCTACTACTTTGACGAAGCCTGGAGCATCGTCGGCCTCGGCCTCGCCGGACTCTACAACCACGCAACCACCCCCAACGCAGACCACCAAATCGACAAGCTGAACGAGGTCATGCGGCACTACTCCACCCGCGCCATCCAGGCCGGTGAGGAAATCACCCTCCACTACGGCGACGAAAACGCCGCCAACTTCCAGAAAGACTAAATACTATGCCAATGAACATGAGCAACGGTGGAGGTGGTGGTGGCGGTGGTGGTGGCGGTGGTGGAGCAATGAGCAACGCCCCAGCAGCAATGAGCAACGCTATGTCCGGCGGTGGTAACAACGCCATGTCCGGCGGTGGTAACAACGCCATGTCCGGCGGTGGTAACAACGCTATGTCCAACGCTATGTCCGGCGGTGGTAACAACGCTATGTCCAACGCTATGTCCGGCGGCGGTATGGGCATGAGCGCCCCGCCTGCGCCGCAGCAACGCAGTCTCGCCGAGGAGATGGGATCCTTATCGAGCTTCGCTCAAGCCAACGCTAAGGCTCAATCCGACGCGACCGTAGATACGGCAGACAAGCTCGGCGATCAAGCGATTGAGAAGACAGGAGTTATAGCTCAAAAACTGGCTGATAGCAGCTACACTGCGGACGCCAAGCAGAATATCGCGGATGCTGGGGCCTCTTCTCTCAAGCTCGGCCAAAGCTACAACCAAGTCGGCCAGACTGCCGACCGTGTGGCCGCCTACAACGACCCCGCCCAAACCCGTCTGAACCAGATGGCCCTTGGCCAGCTCTACCGGCCCGACCAGATTTCCTCCCAAAATGTCGCCGCCGACCAGGCGCAAGGTGCCCGCGTCGCCAACATAGGCAACACGCAAACCGCCCAAGTGGGACCAATAGCCAATGTGCAAGGCGCACAAGCGCAAGCGGCAGCCATGGGCCAAGTCTCCGATGTGCAAGCCGCACAAGTGGGATCGGTAAACGATGTCCGCGCCCAGCGTGTCCGCGCTGCCCAAGGCTACGCCTCGCAGATGGACGCCGTTGATAATGTCCAAGCCGCTACCACCGGCGCAATCGAGCGCGTCGGTGGAACGCAAGTCGGTGCGGTGGACCCTATGGAAGCCGCCCGCGTCCGCCGTGTGCAAGACATACAAGCGCAGAATGTCCGCGCCAGCGCCGCCGAGCGGGGCTTGATGAATGAAGCCCGTGGCAATGGGCTCCTCGGCCAACTCGAAGGCCAAGCCAGCAACGACCTCGCCCTTGGCCGCTCCCTCTCAGCCGAGCAGAGCCGCGACGCCATCCAATCTTCCCGTGCAGCCTCATCCGCCCGTGGCCTCGGCCTCGGCCAATCAGCCATGGCCGCCGAGCTTCTCAACCGCGACCGTTTCGCCACCGCCAGGGAAAACGAACGCCGCACTTTTGCTGGCAATGTCCTCGGCCAAGGCACTGCTCTCCGCACCTCGGCAAACCAAGCCTACGCCCAGCGTCAAGACGCCAACGCAGGGCGCTCCCTCCAAGCCGACAGCACAAACCAATCTGTGGCTCAAGCCCGCGCCATGCAGAATGCGCAGTTTGCCCAGCAGGCAAATCTCACCGACAACCAAAACGCCCAGCAACGCGTCCTCGCCGAGGCCGGTTACGCACAGCAGGCCGGACTCTCAAACCAAGATTTCGGCTTCCGCGCAGGCTCGCAGGATGCCCAGCTCCAGCAGCAAGCCGCCCTTGCCAACCAGCAATCCGGTCTCGCCACCAACCAATTTAACGCATCGAGCCAACAGGCCATAGCGCTCGCAAATCTTCAAAATCGGCAGCAGGCGGGACTCGCTAACCAAGACGCCTACCTCCGCGCCGATCTCGCCAACCAATCTTCAGGCCTCCAGCTCGGCCTCGCCAACGCAGGCTACGCCCAGCAAGCCGGACTCGCCAACCAACAGGCCGCCCTGGCGACCAACCAATTCAACGCCGCGAACCGGCAGGCGACCAGCCTCCAAAACGCCCAGTTCGCCCAGCAGGCTGGCCTCGCCAACCAATCGACCGCCCTCCAACTCGGCCAAACCAACGCTCAGTTCCAGCAACAAGCCGCCCTTGCCAACCAATCCGCCGGACTCCAGGCGGGCCAGCTCAACCAATCCGCCAACGCCCGCGCCGCTGAGTTCCAACAACAAGGTGGACTCCAAGCCTCGCTGGCCAACCAGCAGACCGGCCTCCAACTCGGCCTCACCAACGCGCAGCTCCAGCAACAGGCCAACTCCGCCTCCTACGAAGCCTCCCAGCAAGCCGCCATGGCCGATGCGGGCTACGCCCAACAGGCCAACCTCGCCAACCAATCGGCCAACCTCAACGCCGCCCAATACAACAGCAGCCAAAACCTCGCCGCCCAGCAGGCCAACC